GAGCAATTGCAGATACTGTCTGAGCAATACGCTCCTGCTGTTGTTTGTATTCTAAGTTACGTTGTTCACGAGCAGCAATCTCTTCAGGAGTTTTGTCTGGCTTAGGTGCGTATTGTTTTGCCCATCGATCAAGAGTACCCTTAATTGGGTCTGAAATTTCATGTAGTAACATAGTAACTCCTTGTTAAGGTATTTACTATACAGATTAATTTGTAAATATAGAATGGAAGGTTGCCAGAGTGGCCTATTGGCGCTGCCTTGAAAGCAGATGGATGTAACAGTCACGAGAGTTCGACTCCCTCACCTTCCGCCATTTTAGACCTAAGAGCTTTTATTAGCTCTCGTGAATAGTCCTTTATGTTGATTCTGTCTCACACCTAAAGGCAACGAAAAGTTTTAATGTGAGAGAATGGTGGTAATCATAAAGAAGTAGCGGCCAGACTCGTAACTGCTAGGTCTATTAGATTTTGTGGGGAAATATGAACGATAAAAAGAATCAATCATATGAACACAGAAAAGGACGACCTTGTGAAAATTGTTCTAAAGGAACATATCAACAAGAATTAATTGATGAGATTTGGGATCACAAGGTAATATGTAATAGATGCCTTTATAGGCCAGATGAATATAAGAGCAAAAACATGAAAGAACAAAGTAAACGCGCTATTCACCTAGAAGGATTAGATCAAATATTAATTCTCTCAAAAGCAACTGCCGTTAAGACAGACAAGAATATGATTTACCTTGATGAACTTGAAGATGGAACATGGCGTTTGATCTACAACAAGAATATGATTCCTGATTTCACTAAACTCGAAGCGTTAAAAATTATTCGAGATGATTCAGTTGATGAACCTTTAAAATAAGACCCAAACATACAATAGTATATCGTCGTCCAGATATGCAGACTGGTTGGGGTTCTCACAAACAAATGGACACGATCCTGACAGATTTTATGAATAGAGACATCCGTGTATGAAACGGTACAGTCGATCATCGAGTCGATGGCTGTAGTTAACCGAGAATGGGGTACGTTGACTCTCTCCCATTTGAGAATGGCACGTTTAGTGCTAGTTAACAAGTAGGTGCAAGGGCCTCGGAATCCTCAATCCTACTCTTTTTAGATTTTATGCCGCTGAAGCTGATCTGGTGATACAATAGCAAGCACTCGTCTGAAGAACGAGATTAGGTCGGTTCGATTCCGACTGGCGGCACCATATTGACGTTGACATTGTTCATTTCTTTTGGTATGGTTCGTACCATAAGGAGAATAACAATGGTCTATATTTCAATGCTGTTCGTTCTGGATGGCATGACAGATGCACACTGTAATTTACAAACCGCAGAAGAAGCAGGTAAAGTTCTTTACGACTATCTAGGCGGACCAGATGCACCAAATAGTGCTTGTGTCGGTTGGATGGGATGTTCGACTGGCTCTGAAGCATTTGAAATGAGTAAGGTACCTTCGTGGTCCGAACAAGATTTTGTCGATCATATTGCTCTCCTCCTAGGATATCGACTTGGTTGGACTGGTTCACGTTTCATGACGCAAAGCGAACATGATGTGTACAAGGCCTTTCAAGATAAATTATGGAAGAAGCGCAACCCCCTGGAATAAAAACAAATGACACGTCTCAAAAAACATCACAAATGGATTACTAATGGGGTTTCAAGTAAACTACTTTTAGTAAACAAATCAATTCCAATGGGATGGAAACTTGGACGAACGATTTCTTCATCAACAAAGAAAATTCTTTGTCAACAATGTCACGAAACTTTTGTCGCATTAAAACCCAAAAAGGGTGACGATGGAAAAGTTCGGTGTCCATCTTGTGCTAGGAGAAAAGCACAAAAAAGACACCAACCAAAACAAAGGAACAAATATCTAAAAGAAACATACGATATTTCTCTGGAACAATATAATGAAATGTTACAATTACAAAACAATGTATGTGCTATTTGTAAACAACCAGAAACAAAATTGAACGATCGTAAAGATGGATACCAATTTATGTCTGTCGATCATGATCACGCAACTGGAAAAGTTCGTGGGCTTCTTTGTGATAATTGTAATCTAGGTATTGGTAGATTTTCAGAAAATAGAACATTGATGCGTTCCGCAATGAATTATCTTATCAAATATTCATCAACCCCATCATGGGATGAATATTTCATGGATATTGCTCATATGGCATCTACAAGATCAAAAGATCCATCTACCAAAGTTGGTACTATTATAACTCGTGATAAAAAAATTATTTCAACAGGATATAATGGACTACCAAGACAAATGAATGATTTTAATCCTAAATATTGGGAAAGACCTGAGAAATATATTGTAGTTATACATGCCGAACAAAATGCTATAATACAAGCACAAGGAACATCACTTCAAGATGCTATTATGTATTGTACTTTGTTTCCTTGTACAGAATGTGCTAAGTCCATTATTCAAAGTGGTATTAAAGAAGTTGTATACCAAGATTCAAATAATCCACGATTTAAAGAAAGTTTTGAAAAATCACAAAAAATGTTTGATGAGTGTAAGGTATCAACACGAGAAATTCAGCTTTAATTCTAAATAGGGGATGGAAGAAGAAACCCCTAAGAAATCATATTGGAAAAGATTTACAGAAACTATTAGTAGTCCAGCATCCGCTTTGTCTGATGCGACGAAGCATAGTCCTGTGATTACGATATTTGCAATATTGTTAATCATACAGCCTGTTATTCAAACAGGAATTGATTTCGTAAAGGGTTTAGCGGAAGTTAAACAGAACCTGAATCCTCAAACAAGACCTGTTACAAAAGCAGAACTTGACCTTGTTAATCAAAAGATCGACTTCAACAATCAATTAATTTTAGCTGATATTCAGGCTGATAAGGATAAAGAAAAATCACTCAATGCTCACCCTCGAGGAGTTGACAAAGATGGTAGAGTGCTAGATGATAAGCGCTATCGTGCATTACAAGATAAGCTCGCAGGTGTTCAAAAGAACCTTGATAGTGATTACTCAGGACACAAAAAATGAAAGTATTAGATATTGTAATTGAAAATGAAGATAAGGAACCGAGCGTCACATATAGACAAAACGGTGATGGTAGTTGGAATGTTAGAATTGTAACAAGCACAGGTGGTGTTATCGTTCACACAAGAAAGAAACGTTCCGATCTTGAAAAGATTGTTAAGGAAAGGTATAGAAAGTAAGATTACGCCCAGGTGGTGGAATGGCATACACGCTGGTCTACTGCAGAGTACGCGTCTTAATGACGCGTTCTTTCAAACATTTTCTAACGAGAATGTTTCGAAGAAGCCAGTTCCGAAAGGATTGCGAGTTCGAGTCTCGCCCTGGGCACCAAATTATAAGGAATAGTATGTTATTAGTTTCAGCAATTAAATCAGCAACTTTACAAGCACGCAAAGCGCGTGATGCAACAGCAGCATTACTATTCACAACATTGCTTAGTGACGTTCAAATGGTTGGTAAGAACGATGGTGATCGTGAAACAACAGAAGCTGAAGCCGTTGCAATTCTTAAGAAGTTCATCGCTAACACAACCGAAACAATCAACGTCGCTGGTACATCTTCAAAACTTGAGAATGAACTTGCACTCCTAAATGCTCTTCTTCCAAAACAAATGTCTGAAGAAGATTTGATGAGAGCAATTGATGAAATTGCATTGGATTGTGGCCCACCTGGAACTCCTATGAAGGACATGGGTCGCATCATGAAGGAATTGAAAGAGAAGCATGGTGGCCGATATGATGGTGCTGTAGCAAGTAAGTTGGTCAAGAATCTTTTGGCTAACGCTAAAGCATAATATGTCACTATACCAAATCACAAAGAACGCATCTCATGCTGTTGATGAACTTGAAAATAGTCCACGACCTGTAGGTGGTCCGTTTATTCCAGTACGTACATTGTATTCGATTCAAACATCAGCAACCAGTGAGTTCGGTGAACTTGCTGATGAAGTAAGAATTGATCAAGGCCATTCATACAAAGAAGCTGGAGTTGATGGTGTTGTTGGAGAGGCGATAGATACTATTCTATGCTTGCTTGATCTCATACATAAGTATGATCCTTCAATTACAGAAGGCGATTTAGATTTGATCGCATTTGTAAAATGCGAGAAGTGGATTAATAGCGTTGTAAACCAAAAGACGTTCAGTCCAAAGTTTTAATGCATCAGTGCCGGAGCGGTCTAACGGCGACGCCTGCAAAGCGAATGTAACGGGGGTTCGAATCCCTCCTGATGCTCACAAAGTAGATTCTTCATAAATAGAGGATGTATTACTATCTCTATCAAACCACCAATAGGGTGAATGGAAAAATCTACGTTGGAGTTCATAAAACCAAGGATCTTGAAGACGGTTATATGGGCTCTGGAAAAGTTATCAAGCACGCTATTGCAAAGCATGGAATTGAAAACTTTACAAAAGACATACTGGAGTTCTTTGAAAATGCTGAACTGATGTATGCACGAGAAAAAGAAATTATAACAGAGGAATTTCTCTTGAGAGAAGATGTGTATAATCTTCGTAGAGGTGGAACAGGTGGATTTGATCACATTCAAAAGAATGTGAATTATAAAGATTGGGTAGTGGCGGGCGCATTGGCATCACATGCGGCAAGAAAACAAAAGTACGGTGTGAAGAAATATAAACAAAATTTACAAGATGCAGCGAAGCGCGGATCCAAAGTCCTAATAAAGAAGATTAAAGAAAATGGTGGAAAAATTTGGTGGACACCAGTAAAGTCATTTAAAGGTAGAACCCACACCTTAAAAACGAAACTAAAAATGTCGTTAGCAAAGAAAGGAAATTGCAACGGCAAATTCAATTCACAATTTGGAACTATGTGGATTACAAACGGAATATCGAATCAAAAGATCAAAAATGATTTCGATATACCAACAGGATGGTATAGAGGAAGAACTATAGGTCGTTAGTGTAGATGGTGGAACGATTATCTCTGATGCTCCAAGTTAGGTAGTAATTATGAAATTAAATGAAATTGCAACACAAAAAGAAATTGTTTTAGTCTGTGGTAACCTTTGCTCAGGTAAAGGGATTTATTGTCAACAAAAATATCCTGACTACAAACATATTGTGGTATCAACAATTGTAAAGAAATTGACTGGTATGCAAACACGTAGTGAACTATCTACGACAGAAGATTTAGACAGAGAAATCGTACATGCTCTAATCAATGAGATTGGTCAGTACGATAAAGTTATTATTGATGGTATTCGCCAGCCTAGTATTTTACATGCATTAGAATCACATTTTGGTGATCAGATTAAGGATGTTGTTTGGTTAGATGTTCCTGAAGAGAAACGTAGAACTTATTTCAAGACTCGTGCTTCAGCAAAAGATGATTTGGATTTTGATACTGCACACCAAACCGACAAGAATCTTGTGATTGAAGATGTTGAGCATTACATTAGAAATAATCATAGAGTGGAGAAATTTTAATGGCTAAACCAAAGAAAGATTTAGTTGATATTGATACAATTGCCGATAAAATTGAGTACGAAGGATTCGGCTACTGTCTTGAACACTACTTCAGTGGTGAGAACTTCGCTGATCCAAAATTAAAGAAGATGTGGATTCAAGCACGTAAGCTCGCTGAAGAGATTCAAATATACATTGCTGATAATTCAACTCCTCTTTGTGAAGGATATGAAGACTTTGACGAGGATCGTCCATACTAATTATTCAAAGTCGCTAACGATCTTGCCATCTTTAGTTCTTCGCACAGGAACAGGCTTTGGTTTTTGAACCATGTATAGAGGGTCAAGGACAGTTGATTGTGGAGTTGGAGGTTTCAACATAAGAAGCTTCATTTGTAACTCAAGAAAATTATTTTCAGATAGCACATTGCCATCGGGAAAGCGTTCAAAGAACCAACCGATAGCTTCTGCTGCAGAATTGAATCCACATTTTTTATGGTGCTTGTACTGCTGGATGTCACCACCCATGCTGTATACACACATAAATTTTCCGTATTGGGAATCGTCAGGTGCAACATAACAGTTGCTGATCTTGTCCATTCCGTTTACAAACATTAGCATTTCCATTAGAATATTTACATATATAATTTTTCAAGACACTATGGACCATAAGTGTTACGGTAGCATGCTGAGCTCCAAACTCAGCGGCGGAGGTTCGACTCCTTCATGGTTCGCCAATTAAATGGATATATGGTAGAGTGGCCCAATACACTACTCTCATAAAGTAGAAAGCCGTTGGTTCGAATCCAACTATATCCACCATTTTTGTTGACGAAAGGATCAAGACATAATATAATACTCTTGGCACTATCGTCTAAATTAAGATGCTTGATAGGTACCTATCGTGCATTGAGGACACTGCCTTATCCAGGCAGGAATGTGAGAATGATCGATCATAAAACTTGCTGGTGCCACATATTCGCTCATAAATAATCCATCTAACCTTCCAATTAGGGGTATTGTTATGAAATTAGACGAACTTATGGATCTTGAATCAATGAAGAAGGATGTCGATCCTAAGGAAATGCGCAAGCGTGTCATCAAGGCTGGTGGTAATCCATTTGGTGGCAAAAAGAAAAAAGTCAAAGAAGCGATGGACCTTGAAGACATGAAGAAGGATGTCGATCCTAAGGAAATGCGCAAGCGTGTCATCAAGGCTGGTGGAAATCCATTTGGCGATAAAAAGAAGAAAGCGAATAAGAAGTAAAATGATAACGTCATTGAGAATAATTAAGATCTCAATTTTAACTTTAATAGCCTCTTTGCTAATTCAACCAGTCTTTGCGAACAATCTTATTGAAAATACTGCCATCATAGCATTAAAGAATGCAAAGCACTCTGCAACTGGAAAAACATTTGAACATGGTGGAATGATAATTCGCCACGAAGATGAAACAGGCACAACAATCAAATACCTTGAGCCCTTTCCTAATGGTAAGTTTGATGGCGTTCAAGTAATCGATTTTAATCAAATACCTACTGGCGATAAGCTGGTCGGAACATTCCATACACATCTTTGTATGGAAGGCTACTATCACGATCTTTTTTCAATAGCAGATGTTATGTCTGCTTACTTCTCTCACGTTCCAGAATTTATGCTTGATGAATGTACTGGAGAAATTCACGAGTACGATCCAAACATAGATCAAGTCCGTGATACTAGAAGAGTAGTTCACTTGTTTGGTCCTGAATGTGAAAAAGTAGACAAATACCTTCCAACAGGTCGCATTGTTGGTAATATTGGTGAAAAAGAAACAATGAAAGCTCCAGCCGAAGATGTTGAATGCAAAAAGAGAAGCGAGCAAAAGCGAGAACTTGACTCTACTCCAAAACCATGATATAATAGACCCCTACTCAAAATAGGGGTTTTTTATGGCTCGCGATTACACACCCAACATTCCAAAAGCAGAACTAAAGCATGGCGCCTACTATAATGGTAGATGTCGTAATGCTTCAATTGCTCGTTGGGATCAAGTAGACAACTGCTTTCATTACTGGCGTACAAAGTTTGGTAGCACCTTCCTCGAAGGTATCCGTTGCCCAGAAGATGAAACAGATTTTGATGTGTTCGTGACCGAATCCGAAATTACTGATCTGACCGATATTAAAGAAATTCCACTACGAAAGGAACTTGGAACATGAATAACACATATATCCCGTTCGCCTTATCCCTGAAGAGGAAGTAGGAGATATAAAGATATGATTAAGCTTGAAGAGATGTCGATGCTCACTACGTTGTATACACAACCACATCGTCACTATCACAATATCAATCACATCAATGATTGTTTGGTGGAGTTGGAAAATCTTCCAAAAGATATGTTACATTTGTTTGAACGTAATGTCGTCGAAACCGCAATCTGGTGGCACGATGCTGTTTATAATCCTTACTCAAAAAAGAATGAGCAAACTAGTGCCGACATGTTTGATGCATATATTGGTGTTGAAACACCATTTGCTTATGCTGTTCGCCAAGCAATTCTTGCAACTGCGAACCACACGATAACACAAAAGGCTAATCCGTTATTTTATATTGATAACGAATTACCATTAGTAACAGAGGTGATGCTTGATATTGATCTAAGTGGGTTTGGAAAGTCTTGGGAAATTTGTAAGCAGAACGCTGACAATATTCGTAAAGAGTATTATAACACAGAGGACTTTGAATTCTATCAAGGTCGTCTGAAGTTCCTCGAAGCAATCAGCCAACGAGAGAGCTTGTACTATACGGACGTATTCCGTGACATGTACCACGAGCAGTCGAGAGAAAATCTTCGACTTGATCTCGCAGAAATAAGGTGGAATCTGGATCGTCTGGACCCACACTAAATAGAATTATGGAAGTATGGCAGAGTTGGACGATTGCGTTTGTTTGCTAAACAAAAGACTGCCGAAAGGTGGTCCGTAGGTTCGAATCCTACTACTTCCGCACATAGTAGATTCACCATAAATAAAGGATGTATTACTACCTTTATCAAATCACAAATAAAGTGAATGGAAAAATCTACGTTGGAGTTCATAAAACTAAATCATTAGATGATGGTTATATGGGCTCTGGAAAGGTTATTAAGCGATCTATTGCAAAGTATGGAGCTGAAAACTTTACCAAAGACATATTGGAGTTCTTTGAAAATGCTGAACTCATGTATGCAAAAGAGAAGGAAATAGTAACAGATGAGTTCTTATTGAGAGAGGACACCTACAACATTCGTAGAGGTGGAACTGGTGGGTTTGATTTTATTAACAAAACAGGATTAAATCACAAAGGATATGTATCTATTCAAGATAAGAATAAAAAAATTTCACCCTTTGTTGAAGGCCACAAATATGGTAGTATTGGTGGATCCCATAGACAACAACTTCATCCGACACAAAGTAAAGAAATTGCTCTAAGAGGACACAAAAACGGAACCTTTGGTTTCAAAAATAGAACTCATTCTGCAGAAACTATTATAAAGATGAGTAAATCAAAAAACGTTGGAATTCAAAATTCCCAATTTGGCACATTTTGGGTTACAAATGGAGTAGATAATAAAAAATTAATAAGGGATAGTATTATTCCTAGTGGTTGGTATAGAGGGAGGGCTTATGATCGAATACGATACGGTGATAAGCCCATGCATAGCAATCTGCCGACTTGATCACAATAATGTTTGTATAGGATGTTTCAGGACAGGTAGAGAAATTCAAGAATGGTATTTTCTTCCTAATGAAGAGCGTCAACGAATCCTTGAAGCTGTTGAACAACGTAAGAAGGAATCTTAAATGGTAATGCCAGTATTATATGGGACTTGTCACTACTGCGGTAAATATTATTGTGACTGTTTAGCACACGAACATTACTGCAAGGACCGACCACCTGTTGTTGGATTCTGGAATAAAGTACTGGATTGGTTCAAAAAGCCTGGAGGCAATTTTACATGAAACCTTGTCCAATGTGTGAGCAAGGTACTCTATGTCCTATTGAGTACACAGATGTGTTCTTTGATAATCTGCTAGTTGAAAAGCTACGGGGGTCATATTGTAATATTTGTAATGAGATTATTATCTTGAAAGATCAAATCTTATATAACCAAGACCTCATTCAACAAGCAAGGAACAAAGTAAATGACACGAAGCATTCAGAAACGACAAAAGAAGATTAGAAAGAAATCATTCAACCAGCATAATCCAACACAACATTATTGGCCAGCGTGGTTGAGAGACAAGAACAGACAAAAGGCAGATAAAGATGAGCTACGAAGTTAAACAAGTGATTGTTATGCGCAAAGATCTAAACATGCGCAAAGGTAAAATGATCGCACAAGGTGCTCATGCTTCAATGAAAGTTATCCTTGATATGATGGAAGTTTCAGTACACCAAGGATCTCCTGGTCAACAATTAATCACATATTCGCTTACTGGTCGTGAATCCTCGCCCCTAATCAAATGGTTGGAGGGTAGCTTCGCAAAGATTTGTGTAAGTGTTGATAGTGAAGCTGAGTTGCTTGATACTTATAAGAAAGCACAAGAAGCGAACCTTCCTGTTGCCCTAATTACAGATTCCGGACTTACAGAATTCAATGGCGTGCCAACAAACACATGTATCGCTATCGGTCCAGGGAATCGAGAGGATATTGACAAGATTACAGGACATTTAAAACTACTATGAAGACATTCGAAACAATTACAGAACTACAAACAATCACACGCGTCCATCATTGGAATTGTGATGTATGCAAACGAGAAATTGGATTAGATTCTTCCACAGGACTGGCAATAGAAAATGATTGGGTTGATTTTCAAGAAGCACTTTCATTCACAATCGAATGTGGATATGGAGCTATCTTAGGTGATGGTAATGTCTATACCCTTGACATGTGCCAACAATGTGTCCAGAAAGTTCTTGGTCCATACTTACAATTAAAGTCCGACTATCTTACAAATGAGACGTTTGATATTGCTCCAGGTGGTGCAGGAGATCCGATCGATATTTCACCTGGTTCTGATTTTTAAAGGATAATGATGACCAATTCAATACTAATCGGCCTCCATGGTAAAGCACGTACTGGAAAAGATACTCTTGCTAACTATCTAATCAAGAAACATAATTTACTTCGTTACGGACCATCTGTTCGTGTTAAAGACACAACAGCCGTAATGTTTGATTTTCCTCGTTGGTATCTTGATGATGACACAATGAAAGAGATGTATGATGATTTCTGGGGAATGACCTACCGTGAAATGGCACAGAAAGTTGGTAAAGAATCAAGTCGTGATGTATTCGGTGATGATATTTGGATGCGCCATGTTGAACAATTAATGCTAACACTGAAAAAAGGAAAGGATGCAAATATTTCTGGTGCACATAACGGAATTATCCTAGCTGACATTCGTTACGCAAATGAAGCTGTATGGGTTAAAAATCATGGTGGAACTGTATTCTTTATCGTGCGTGATAATGCTCCCAAGATAAGTGGTGTTGAAGGTCATGCAGGCGAAGCTGGATTACCACTAGACTTAGCTGATTGTATAATATATAATGACGGAACAATTGAAGATATGTATAGACATGCTGATGTATTTTTGGATTATGCAAGAGGAATTAGTTAAAGCAGAGTTGGCATATTGGTTGTGTTTCAGCCTTCCTGAATATCTTCTTGTAGGATATTGAGGAAGCTGACCAAAGGAGTTCGATTCTCCTACTCTGCTCCAATTAAGAGTGTGCAAGAATATGAATGATGTAAAGTTTGCTGATGTAGTCAAGAAGCTCGATGAAGCTATTGAATTGATAGAATCTAGGCCAGATATGTTGTATTATTGGAGCACACCACTAAAGTGTTTGTACTCATTGAAATACGATCGTAAGATACTAGCTGACTGGGTTGATAGGTATGAAAATAATCAGGTCCCAACTTAAGTGTTGGTAACTGCACAAAGGAAGCAAATAAGCTTGTGTGGATAGGGCCTGGACTGTTCGCCGAGGCCAGTGTATCGGCTTTTGATTTTAAGCCCATGTGGCGGAACTGGCATACGCACTAGCCTCAAACCCTAGCGCCGAAAGGATTGTGGGTTCAACTCCCACCATGGGCACCAGTTAAGGAATATATGAATATGTTTGATAAATTATGTGAATCTATAGCAATGGACAAAGTGAAAGCAGCAACATATAAGGTGCTGTACGAAGAACTAATCTACGCTGTTGGTTCAAAGTGGCCAGGCGAATCACGACATGAAACTGCCCTACGTTATATCAAAGAGGCTGAAGAAAGATACGAACCTGTTCCTGCTAAGCAAGATATTAAAATTAACAACACACCGCATATCTCTATATCGAATAGTGGTCTGCCTGTGATGTCGTGGAATGTAAGAGATATTATTTTTGGACCTAACCGAGGAAAACATGATAGAAGCAAATGATGATACGTTTGATCAAGAATTGTTAAGTGAAGTTCCAGTCGTTGTAGATTTCTGGGCGGAGTGGTGTGGACCTTGTAAGGCACTTGGACCATTGTTCGCAGAGCTTGCATCTGACTATGCTGACAGGGCAAAGTTCATGAAAGTGAATACAGACGGAACAACAATCGCATCACGATTCAACATCAGAGGAATTCCAACAATTCTTATTTTTAAGAATGGTGAAGTTGTGAACACTCTTGTTGGATTACAAACTAAGAGTCGATTGCAATTAGCTATTGACACAACATTAGCGTGATTACTGTGAATGTGAATGTCCCAGTCGTTTGGATTATTCCAGTCGTTTGGTTTGTTGGTTTATTTCTCGTACCAAGAGTTGTCAGCTTCGCTGAAGCAGGGTATGGTCTTGTTACTGTTGGTTCACTATTCATTTGGACGTTTATTATGCTCGGTTTATTATGCTCGTTCTGGAAATAGTACTGAGGTAACAAAATGGTTAAGTTTGGAAAGGCCCCGTTTTACGAATGCAGCTCAAAAGGCGACAAACGGTTCAGTGCATTCTGGGCAAGATTAAAATGTCTTGGCGGAAAGTCTATTGAAGAAGTTTACCAAGCATCAAAAGTATTTGAGAATGGTTTAACTGGATTATCCTGGAAAGATGCAAAGGGTAAGAAACCAGTTAACGTTGAAGAGGTTCGTAAGTTATATGCTGACTTGTGGGATGAGTACTTTAAGGAAAACCCAGAATTTGTTGATGTCATTATTGACAAGACAGGATTCAGTGATATATACGGACAAGTAGGTCACGCTTGCCAAGCAGAGGAAGTTTGGCGTATAAAGAATAAGTATCTTGAAGATGGACAGCTTCAAGAATTAGGAATGACATTTTAGTTTATTGCGGGGTGGTGTAGAGAGCATAAAAGGTTCATAACCTTTAGGACCGGAGCATCCCCGGCGACCGCTACCAACTTTATGCGGAAATTAGTGTAACGTTAGCACACGTTCGCAGACTGGGAACGAAGATGTCGCAAGAACAAGTCTGTAAGTACACCAGACTTATTAGAGATTAAATTTCTCGATTCCGCACCATTTATTCACTTGTAGTTTAACCGGTAGAACAATGCGCTCTGAACGCATAAGCGAAGGTTCGACCCCTTCCGAGTGATCCATATAAATACCAGATACTCGTAATTTAGGAGCGTCTGATGTCAATTCCATATGTAAGTGATGTAAACTACACATTCGTTGTAGGCGATAAGATTCCAGTAAACATTACGATTCCTGGCTCTCCAAACACAGCAGTGTTCTCAGGTATTGGTAACTTTTATGTTGCTCCTGGAACAGATGTATTGGGCGAACTTAATAGTATTACATACGCAAATGCGACGGTTACCTTCACAGTACCAGTTGCAAATTTTTCACCAACAAGATTGGCTCCTGGTTTCACATATACAGCAACAATCACAGTTGATGGTGGAACAACACAAAACATTTCAGTCATTGGTAAAGAAAGTCAATCATTTAGTGATTTGATTTATTCAATCAACAAACAAATCACTGGTGGTTCGTTTGCAATTTCGAATTTGAATCAATTAGTATTCACAGACAGCAATCCTCTACCACAAAGTGGTACAGTTGTCCTTACTGCTGGTACACTATTCCCTGCATTAGCAAACTATGTAAGTATTACAAATACTCCAGGTAGTATTGCAACAGGTGCATTCTTAAATCCACAGAAGTTGGTACTTCCTGGTAGCCCCGCTGCGACAACACTTTCGTTTATTGCACAAGGATCAGCAATCGTATCAGTAGCATTCTCAACATCATCCATAGAAGATTAATAACAGGAGCAATAATGAATATTAGAAAGATACTTGGTTTACTAGCTTTACTATCCACAGCAGCATTTGCAGACTCAGGCGATAAGCCAGTTCACGCTGTTATGTTTGAAATGACAGTCAATACTGTCACACATGTTGTTACACACGCACAAGTCGTTGGTGGTTATCCAGATTTGAAGGAATGTAACGAATCGGCACCAAAGGTTATGGTTTTAGCAACACGCGAACTTAAACCAAACGAAGTTGCCCAGTTGCAGTGTTTCGCAAGTATTTCGCTTGATAAGGAAGCACCAGCTCCTGAACCAGTTAAGCCTGACGCAACAACTTAATTCTTGTTATAGGGTGATTGTAAAATCACCCTTTTTATTTCCCATCATCTGTTCTATGCTATGAATAAATACTTCTGCGTTTAGATTTTATCTAATACGTAAAAACAGAAGTGAATTATTTTTAGACAAACAACAGAAGGGAAACAAATTATGACATTAAGAGATAGTAAAGGTCGTTACGTACGACAATCCGCCACACCAGTGGCAAAGCCAACTCCAGCAGCTTCAAAAGTAAAAAATTATTTCGGCATTAGTAGAGATCATTCTGCTTCAATGCGATTTATTGCTGGTGCCGCTGCAAAGGCCTATAATAGCAACATCAAAGCTATTCAAGAAGCATCAGCAAAAGAAAATCAAGATACAATCGTCAGCGTCGTCAAGTGCGGTGTTGGTCCTCGTGGAGAGATTGTTCGTGAGGTTGTTAACTCAACAGTATCCAAGTTAGTACCACTTGTTGAAAGTGCTGCTGGTTATGTTACTGATGGTCATTCAACACCATTGTTCAATAGCGTACTCGATCTTATCGATCAGCTTGAATCCGTACCAGATGCAAAAGATCCAAACGTGTCGTTCGTTATTGAAGCGATTACAGATGGTGAAGACAATTCTTCAGGATATGGTGCTGCTCAGCGTTTAACAGAACGTATGAGGAAACTTCAATCAACAGACCATTGGACATTCGTGTTCCGTGTTCCAGTTGGTGGCAAGAGAGTTCTTATTACTATGGGCATTCCAGAAGGAAACATTTTAGAGTGGGAACAGACAACACGTGGTGTTGAAGTTGCAGCTCGTACAACTGAAGCAGCATATGGTGAGTACTTCAGTGCTCGTACAAAAGGTATGACTGCAACAAGAAGTTTCTATACTACAGATCTAAGTGGTGTTAAGTCAGCAACAGTAAAGTCAAAGTTGGTTGATATTTCAAAGGACGTTGAGTTCTTTAACGTAGGAACACATGCTGGTGAACAGATTCGTGATTTTGTTGAGTACAAAACAGGAAGGAAGTATGTTACTGGTTCAGCATTTTATCAATTAACAAAGAAGGAAGATGAAGTTCAAGATTATAAGCAGATTGCACTTCGTGATAAGAAGTCAGGTGCTGTTTATAGTGGAGCCAACGCTCGTGAGATGTTAGGCTTACCATATAATGGAACAGTTAAAGTCGTTCCAGGAAATCATGGTACATTCGATATCTTTATTCAATCAACATCTGTAAACCGTAAGTTAAAAGACGGGACGCAAGTGATGGTGTGGAATAAAGTCTAAGGTCAGGGACTGAAATATGTCCGTTTTAAGGGACCTCAGGAAATGGATTTTCTGAGGTTTCTTTTTATCCAGGAGAATGTTAATGAATATTGAAGTTCACGGAAAAGTACCATTAAACCAGAAGAAAACAATCAAGCGTTTTGTTGGTTATGTTACAGGACATTTTAGCTTTCCAAAAACAACGGTCATAATCAAATTTATTGATCCAAGAACATTGAAAGGTCAAGAACGAAAAGACTTGCTGAAATATCAGGCATGGATGGTTCAAAACCAGCGACGTAAATTTACGATTACAATCAGTACAGGTGTCAAAAGCACAAAGGGCATACTGCTATGTGTTGGACACGAACTGGTCCACGCAAAACAATATCTCAAGGGCGAATTAGTTGATATGGATGATGGATCTGTCAAGTATAAAGGCAAATTCTACACAGACTGGGAATACAACGAAGGCTACTGGTTTAGTCTCTGGGAAGTTGAGGCTTATGGATATCAGGAAGGTTTGTACGAATGCTTTATAAAACTACCTAAATAGGTTTCATGAATCTATTTGAATTATCAGTCCAATACCACAAAGAACTTAACCCTAAATTGTGGGATGGTGAAAAGCTTAAACCAGAAGTACTTGACAAGTTGCGAGAGATTGCAAAACACTTTGTTAAGTTCCTTGACGTGCCTAAGTTAAAGGTAGAAGATATCGTCATGACTGGTAGTGCAGCAAATTATAATTGGAACGACAAGTCAGATATTGATCTACACTTACTTGTAGATATAAAGAAGATGGGTGTTGAATGTGAAGACTTCACAACAGAATTATTTGATGCTAAGAAGGATGTGTGGGCTGACAAGTATGACATTACAATCTACGGACTTCCAGTAGAGACATATGTTCAGGATAGTGTTGAGCCTCACGTATCAACTGGTGAGTTTTCAATCCAAGATAATAAATGGATTACAAAACCAAAATATTCACCACCTGATATTAACACACGTGAAGTAAAAGCTAAGGCTGATTACTTCAAGAGAAAGATTGACAAGGCAATTAAAAATGATGCTGGTGTCAAACAGATTAGGATGATTAAGGACAAGATTAAAAAGTATCGAAACGATGGATTACACGATGAAGGTGAATTCTCAACAGAGAATTTAATGTTTAAGGAACTTCGTAATTCAGGATACTTAGGAAAGCTTGCTGAATATATTAAGAATGCAACTGAAGAGAAATTATCACTGGAATGAAAACATACACTTCAACAATACCAACAAGTCCAATACTCAAAGAGATTATGTTGGATAGGGCAAATCGCGAAAAGGTAATTAATGCAATTATCTCTCGTACGCCTGTTACCATTAATCATAATGGTAAGAACTATACAATCAAATAACAATGCCCATGTGGTGTAACGGCAGCCACGCAGCGCTTAGAACGCTGTGCCTTAACCGGCGTGTAGGTTCGATTCCTATCATGGGCACCAATTTAGACGAACGGATCAGTTAGAACTAACTGAGGCATGTATGGTCCACGTCGAACCATAATATTGCCACCATGAATATCAGGGCCTCTGCGAGTCATTCCATCAGGATTATTCTTTGTCTTCTGAACTAATGATCTTACTATCATCATAGCACGTTTAAATTCTGGATCTTTAATATACGTAGCTGGACTATCACTGGTCATAGCATTTGATATTCCTGTGAACAATGCTGAGTTTATTGCGTATGTGTAATTATCACTACCCTTTAATGCCTTATCTTTTCCATGCTCACGTGGTGGTGTTTTTTCCATCCAAGGCTCATTTCCATAAACCTTTCGATTTTGTTTATCTATTTGCAAACGTTTCCTTGCGTCGTGAGAACTCGAAACCATTTGACCAAAATTATTGAATATATGATTACCGATTGTCTCTAACTCTTCGTTGGATAACGTAGACAGTGGAAGCAATCGTTCCATGTCTGCTGAGTATGTGTAGTTACCTTCCTTTGTCTGAAAAATCTGCACATCGTAAATTTTAGGAAAGTATCTGTTATCAGATCCTTCTTTGTGCTTCGATAGCATTTCAATATATTGAAAGTAGCCATCATGTTTAAGATCTTTTTGTGGCTTTGCAACTTTAATTGCTGTGCCTGGTTCTTTAGTACTTGCGTATGCGTGTGCATAAGCACCACTTCCTAATCTTTCAACATCTTTATTTGATTCTAAATCGTAAATGCTACGATGGTATTTCTTTTTACTCTTTGGTAGTTTGATAAGTTCATCAAACTTATCAGCAGAAGTCTTTCTTGACTTCTGAATTGGTACCTGACTTATGTCTAATTCACGTAGTAACATTACGACACCGGATCTGTGATAACAATCTGTGGTTCAAATGGACCACGACGGACCATAAGATTGCCTGAGTGAAGATCAGGTGAGCCCCCAGCTCTCTTTATTACATTACGGATAAGAAGAATTGCCTGTTTCAGATGTGAGTTTTTAATTGTTGTAACTGGTGTGTGGGCCGCTAATGCATGATCAAAACAATCCGCAAGTGTTGGGATTGCCATTGCATGCACAGTTTGTTCACGTCGTTCTTCTCTGTCAGGATCAGTAGGAGAAGGTTTGTGTTTATAAACCCCGTATTCTTTCTTTCGTTCCTTAAGCTTAACATCAAAATCAGTAAACAAGTTACGTCCAAGTCTAATTGCCTCTTCTGCACTTAATGATTTTAGAGGATGAAGTTTTTCTAAATTAACTTCATATGTGTATTCGTTGTAAGGGTACGTGGCATTTTTATCCTTGAATGTTTCAAGTTTATATACTTTCGGAAAGAATGGATTATTTTGCATACGACTATTTTTTGAAATTGTTTCTAAGTACTGATAGTAGCCATCTTTAGATAATGATTGAATACCACCTGGCTTTGCAACCTTATCAACAGAACCTGGATCATTTTCTGGTTCGTAAACATCAGCATACAATCCATTGCCAATCTGAGGACGAGTTGTCTGGTTACGAGTTTTTAATTCGTTCCACTTATTCATAATTGGAGTATCAATTTGCTTGTACTTCAATTGATCTGGGGTCATAGTTACGACTTCGCATACTTTCATGTTGATATTTATCATTTGGTATTGTATAACTGCCTGGCAATAGTGATATTGCTGGTGGAGCAGAAAAACTGACCGGATTTCTCCGGTCGGTCCCTTTATAAAACAACTTTTCGTAAATACAGCTATGAAAGTAAAAGATGTTAT